ACCCCCTGCCGCCCCTGCTGCGACCACCTTGACCGGCTTAAATATCATGACCTCTGGCGCAGGCACCTTGACTGCTGCCGGTACTACTGGTGACTTGGTTTACTTTAGCGCATCTAACACCACCGGTAAGCTTGGTATCGGCTCTACTGGCCAAGTCCTCAAAGTGGCTGCTGGCCTCCCGTCGTGGGGCACTGTCAGTGGTGGCTTCGGTGGCGACGGAAGTGCAGGGAGCACCTCCAAGGGCGCTGTAACGGAGACGACACAGTTACAAATTAATGCGACTGATTTTACACAGACAGTATCAACAACATGGGCGCCGTTGTCCGGCACGATTGTTAACGCTACTTCTACCTGCGCATTTAACGGAACTACGAACGTAGGGACCGGCTGCAAGGGTGGTACGGCTGGTGCTTTCAATGCCAACGTGCAGGCCGGTGCAGGTGCTGGACCTGGTGGTGGATGTAGTGGGTTCCCCGGCTACGGTGAATCTGGCCCCGGTGGTGGTAACGGTGGCTATGGCGGGCAGGGTGGAAGCATGAGCGCTTCCATATATTCATTCGGTGGGCAGAGTTACCCGCCTACTTTACTGGGCGGCAGCGGTGGCGGTGGTGGTGGATATTATTCTGCTGCTGTTGGTGGTGCTGGCGGTAACGGGGGTGGTGGTTTTGCTGCTTGCTCTATTGGGGCTATGACTATTGGTGCAAGCGGCACTATTAATGCTGATGGCGCTGCTGGTGCTGCTGCTACTGGCGCGGGTGGTGGCGGTGGTGCTGGCGGTACTGTCTCGCTAAACTCACAGACTTCAATTGTTAATAGTGGTTCGATTTTATGCCGTGGCGGTGATGGCGGTAATAGCGTGAGTGCCGCAGGCGGTGCCACTGGTGGCGGTGGATATATTCAATTCATGTCTCCATCTAATACAAACGGAACACGCACTGTAACAGCAGGCGCAACTGTAGGCACGGGTTCGCCTACGATTTCTCCTACTGTCGGTTCAGCCGGTCTTGCAGTCTCGATTACAGCTACTCCTAACCTGCCTCTACTTCTCTCAATGCAGTCTGACAACTTCGCAAGAATGAAATCAATCGCCTTGGCTCACAAAGTTCTCAGCTTCCCTGCAAAGGAAGGTTTTGACGTAGAAATCTCAATGCGTGAAGCTGCCCAAGCTTGCAGCCGTGGGTCAGTTATTCAATTCGCTAAATTAGTTGACGGCAACATGACTGAATCGACTTGTATTGAAATTGGCGACAGCGTAAAGGGGTTAGACAATGCTGCGTAAATTACTGCCACTAGCTTTATTGCTAACTATCCAGCCGGCTCTAGCTGATACTTACTTGCTGTTTAAACCAGGTGAGACGGTCAGCACTGAGCAATGGAATGGCCCACAGCCCAACTCAAGCCAGATATTCCCCTGTACTAAGGCTATCCTCTGGGAACCAACAATCGTAGATGGCAAGCCTGATTTGCAGCTCTCGCGTTATGTGCTTAACGACAAAGACACACTAATCTACACCTTGCCTGCGCCACCAGAGCCCGGTCCACCACAGCCAGATATCCCAAAGTTCTTTGATGGCTTAGTGAAGACCATTCTAGCCGGTCAACTGCCCGGTGACGTACACGCGAAAGCGCTCATGGTCAAAGACCTGAAGTTGCCCGCTGACCAAGCTGCCGCTCTCGCTGCTTTTAGCTCGGACCCCGTTTATACTAAGGAGCAGAAAATACTGCTCGACGCGCTAATAAAAAACTCAAATCTGGCTCTGCCGGATGTACCAGGGAAAGAATAAAATGGAGCCAGATATGCAAAACCCACTCATCGCCCTCGCCGTTAAGTTCGGCCAAGATGCCTTCCAGGGCATACTCAAGAAAGCCGACTTCGACAAAGACGGCCAGCTAGACTTCACTGACCCTGATGGCGACGGCCCGCTCAAAGCCGAAGTGCCTGCCATCATCGACCGTATCGGCCACGCTGCCGACCAAGCTCTCAAATCTATCGACTTTGCTAAAATTGGTGAAGCCTACCACGGCGCCCTTGCATCGCTTAAGATTGCACAGGAAGCGGTAGACTTGGAAGCTTTGCAGGCCAACGGGAAAGAGCTATTAGCAGCAGGTCAGGACTTGCTAGATTATGTTAAAGCAGCAGCGCCAGCAATACTTGCCTCCGACAAGAAGAAGAAATAAAATGTCGAATCGGAGAGTGACCCATGAACGAGGAAAAAGACAATGGACTGTGTGATTGCAAATGTTCAGCATTATGTATATCAAGCTCTAACCGTGGCCTTGATGGCGATCCTCTTTCTAACACAACTGGACATCAGGCGCTAATCCACGACGCAAGCCTACGCGACAAGGAGATTATTCTCTCTCGCCGCTATCAGCTTGGCTTCGCTACTTTCCTTGGCTTGGCCATATTGGTTTTCGATATGTACTGCCAAGCTACCGTCAGCCATGGCTACAAGAGCCCCGAGTGGGCTATTGCGATCATTACTGCTGTTTACTTGGGCGCTTCTGGGAACCAGGTTTTGACGATGCTTGAGGGGGTTTTGAAGGGGAAGCGGAAACCTTAGCTTCTACTTTCGCTCTTTTGACGGCGGCTTCTGCTAATAGCGGGGCCGCTGTTTTTAGTATCGGCTTTCTGAATAAAGCTGCTTCTCTGGCCCGTCTTGCGCTGAGTAGGTGCGGCTGGCCATTACCCATATGCCAACGCTGGAACTGGTCGGCAGCTAGCTCGTATTTGCCGTTGTTCAGGTGCATCAACAGAGTGGAGTTAGTGAAACCTGGAACGAAGCCGGGCTTGCCCTTCACGCCACGACCAGGGCCGACGTTGAAGACGAAGCTCACAAGCGCGTCGTACTGGTTTTGGTTCAGTTCGACAGTGACCGCTTTGTGAATGATGTCTTCGGCCCACTTCACGTCTTTATGCAGAAGCTCTCTGACTAACTCTTCAGTAATGACACCTTCGCCATAAGGGAAGCGTTCACCTGCTTTGATTAAGTGGCCAACGCCGACAGTCAAATGTCCTTTGACAATTTGCCCGGCTTTGTAGGGCTTCGTCGGGAAAATCGCATCATCATATACATAGAGGCGTTTACCCTCTTCGTTGGCCAAAAGCTGCTCGCCAGCGGGGCTCAGGTGGACAAGTGAGTTCATTTAATCTTCCTCGGTGGTACACCTTTTGATTATCGCTTGCATTTGATAGCACCGCAAGTCTATAATCATAAAACAATATGCAACTGAATCGGCGCGAAGCCAATCAGGGATGACTTATAACAAAGGATTGACCAAATGACAAACGAGAAACAATTGCCCGCAGTAGCAAGAGGTAGCTTGCAGATAACAACCATCGAAGATGCTAAGTCGATTGGCGATCTTTTCAGCTTGGCAGGGTTGTTTGATTCTACCACCCGCGAAGAAGCACAAGGCATGACCCCAGAGAAGAAGCAGGCTATAAATGCAGTGAAAATCATTGCAGGCAATAGCCTTGGCTTGAACCCTCTGGACGCTATGAAGCTCCATATCGTGAAAGGTAAAATCACTATCGGCTACCAACAGCTCTTAGCCATGATTCGCCGCACTCCCGGCTACGACTACAGAATCGTCGAGAACAGTATTGAAGCTGCCGAGGTTGAGTTCTTCCGTAACGGCCAGAGTTTAGGCACTACTCGCTTCGACACTGCCGACATGCAACGCGCTGGCCTAGGCGGCGACAACTGGCGTAAATACCCCGCTCAGATGCGCTTGAGTAAGGCTGTGTCAGCAGGCGTGTCTGCTCACTGCCCAGAGGTCACTGGCGGCCCAACCTACACACCTCAAGACCTCGACGATAACTCTGACTATGACCTTGATATTGAGGCTGCGCCAGAGCAAAAAAAGCCCGTGGAGAGTGTCTCGGCTGCGAAAGAAAAACCGAAGACATCAGCGGCCTCTGTGACTACTGTAACCAGCCAGAAAGCCACGACTACTGGAAAACCTAGCGCAAAAAAGCCCGCAGCCGAAGAAGTCCAAGACGCAGAAATAGTCGAGAGCCAAGAGGAAGCTCCTGCGGCTACCCAGACTACGCAATCGAAGCCAACCAGTACGACGGCCCCTTCGGAGACTGACGACGAGGTAGAGAGCCTTTACGCCCGCACTATGGAAACCGTAGACGATACTGAAGCTCTTCAGTCTTTCGCTGATGCTAGCGGAGATATGACCGGCCTGCTGATTGGCTTCTACGAAGCTGTCTATGGCGCTGAAATCAAAGAACCCGCCAAAGTTAGCACCGGCAAGTTGATGCTCAATAAGACCATGAAAGAGAAGCTCGGTATCAACGCCGACACTCGCGCTACGAAATACAACTACGAAGCCGTTCGCGAAGCCCTTGGCTTAGCTATCGCTTCCTACAGAAAGGAGGGCTAAATGACTGCTGTTAAACAAGACCACGCCGCAGAAATAGCCGAGCTACAAGCTATGCGCGTCAGCCAAGAAGAAGTCCTCGAAGCTTTCGACAGCACCCAGGAGCAAATCGACAAAGCCAACCACACTATCAAGGCGATTGACGCCGAGATAGCTCAGCTAAAAAGCATGATTGCCAATGGCGAGATGTTCGCTGACGGCATTCACCAGGACGTGCAGTTCTCCGATGAGACTGGCACGTTTACCGAGAACGCTGATGGTCGCTTCGAGCCAGATTTAAGCTCTGAGTGCTGCTCAGAAGAAAAAGCCACCACACCGGAGGAAGGCAAAGAGGGAAAGCCCAAGGGCGGTTCAAGAAAACGGTCCCGCGCAACCGTACAGGCTGGCTTGGCCGAGACGGCCGTTGGCACCATGGTAGTTGGCTCGACGCCCCCGGCCAATGGGTATCCACTAATGCCTGGGTACGCGAAGATGCTAGAAACCATTGGCGAACTAGGGTTATCAGAGAAGCAGCGGAACGAGCTGATACCGACCTTGTATGACACGCACCTCGGTAAAGCTATCGAGGCTCTCGGGCCAACCTTGGATAGCGAAGCTCACCAAGTAGCTAGACAACAAACTATCGAATCGGTGAAGGCTATGCTAGCCGAGAAGGTGGCCGTAGATGCAGAGGCCGAAGAAGAGCAGGGCAACTCACTCATCGAGTACGCTAGCGAACTGCTAATCGAAGCCGAGATAAGCAACCGCGGCGCGAAAGTAGACAAGCCCGCCTATATGTTTTCACCAGAAACCGCTAAAACAGTTTACGAGAGAGCGCTCAAAGTCGCCAAGGCCCAGGCGAAGAAAGACAAGGTAGCTAATCCAACGGTGGATTCTATCAAGGCTTCCATCAACATCGAAGTGAACAACTTACTTAAATTCCAAGACGATTGGCCAGTCAAAATACCTGCGTCGTTCGGGCAAGACGATTTTGGTGGTACTGAACTAGACGACATCATCGACTACTACTTATCCATAGACGAGCAGGTCGCAAGGCTTAAAGCGCAGTACGAGCGCCGGTCTGAGCGAAAGAAACAAATGAAGGAGATTTTCGATGCTTACATCAAACCAGCTATACAGCCTTTGGTCGAAGAAAAAGTCGCTGGAAAATCTACCAAGTATGTCGATCTCGCAACTGGCCGACTACAGCTTAGAAGCACTGGTGGCAAGTTCGGGCTACTTGACCAGGAGAAGCTCACTGATTGGCTCGAAGTCCTTGCTCCCGCTACACTCAAGAAGCTCGGCGTCGAAACAGTGGTTACTTACAAGTACAAAGAGGCGGAGATTGAGAAGCTTGCTGAAGAAAAGAATCCGCTGCTCCCACTTACTGCTTTTGGCCAAACCGAAAAAGTGACCAATCTCTACATTCAAGGACTGCGTGAAAAATAATGTTTGACGTGTGGCGCGTCACGCCAGTAGCTTGCTACATAACCATACCGTGTCGCGCTACACCCAAGGCCCGCCACGACAAGAACAACAGAACACCACTGTGCACTTTGAAGTTTGAGCGCGAGATAGTTTCGACCCAGGCACAAGAAGCTTGGAACTGCGCACCATATGACGGCCCTATCGGTTTGCGAATCTGCTACTACGTGCTCCAAGGCAAGCCGAAGCCGGACATATCAAACGCTCTCAAATCAATCGAAGACGGCATGAATGGTGTCTTGTACAAAGACGACGCGCAGATAGCGTACACCGAACACGGCCACGCTCTATGCATCAGTAAATTAGACGAACGAGTAGAAATCGAGGTTATGCTAGGGTGACTGACGCATTAGACCAAATACTGAAAGATATAGACTACATGCGGGTTCTGGCTCACTTGGAGCCAAAGGAGAAAACTGATGAAATCTGGTGCATATGCCCGGCTTGCAAAGTCAAAGACGCTTACATACATAAGGACGGCAGGGCGATTCTGTGTCGTCGTCAAAATAACTGCGGTGCCACCACGACTCTATTGGAGCTGGTATCGGGTATTTCTAAGCCAAGAGGAAGCGACTTCATTAGGGCAATTGAACTTCTGGCTGAGAGAGGCGGAGCGACTTATACAGCTCGGGTACTTGACCCCCAAGCTCAAATGCAGATACAACGTAAGAAAGAAAGAGCGGATACTCTAGCTGCTGTTTCTGAATACGCGACAGAGATGCTTCGGGCAGATATCACCACCAATGGTGCCTGCGCTCAATACTTAAATAGGAGAAATTTCAATGCGACCGAGTGCCTGGGTTATGGATTTGGGTACATTAGAAGCTCCGCCGAGCTGGCTGCCGTTGTCACTATCGAACTCGCAAAAGTCCTCGGCTTTGCATCTGATACGGATAGCAATGGGGTGGTATGGTCCACTGCCTGGGATAATCGACTACTTATTCCTCTTCGAGATATCAAAGGAGTTGTTAGAGGTTTTGCAGGCCGAGCAATCGGAGATTCTAAGCCTAAGTACATTAATACGAAAGATACCAACATCTCAAGTCTCGTTGCTATCGAACTGCAATCAGCACTGGGCAATAGTCCAAATGTCATCGGGGTGGAAGGATTCCTCGACCCCTTCAAGTCACGCAGTAACGGAATTTGCGGAGTTGTCGGCATTGGCTCAAGCGGAAGCGCGCTCAGCGAGGACCGCTGGGAGAAGCTCTATAGTTTTGGAGTGCAACAATTTACCTTCATTACCGACAATGACCTTGCCGGGGCAAAAGGACTAGAGAAAGCCCTGGCCAAGGCCGACAAAGCGAAGAAGTGCCCTGATATTTTCGTGATGACCTTACCTGGCGCGAAAGACTTAGACGAATGGATAGATAAAACAAATGCCAATAAACTTCCCCCAAAGTCAGAGTTTGACACGCTCTACTACAACTCAATCCATGCAGATAAGTTTCGCGCTCGACTATTCGCAAGAAATTATGATCTGTCAAATGAGTCGGGCAGACATGCCTACCTTACGTTTTGCCTGGAATACGACGCTTCCATCAACGACAGCAAGCGCATTATCACTCTTCGTCAGTACTTTTGGCCCGAGGTTCAAGGGCTTGTTGAAGGCATCCCTCTTGACCTAATACTGCAACTGCGGGCTGACCTACGGGCGCGTAAAATGCAGGAGGAAAAGGGTAAAGCCGTTCAAAAGCTTCTCGTTGAAGTCGCGAGTTTAGGGACCGACGCTGACTCTGCTCTTGAGAAACTTCGCTTCCAGTCTCAAGCGATACACCAGCAGTATCGGCTTGGCTACGAGACTTCCACCGAGGCACCACAGACACTACTATCGAAAGACTTGCAGTTTCTAGCTGAGGCCAGCGAGAGAGATTTTCTAGGTATTCCTCAACGGTCATTGCCAACCATCGACGAACTGCTATCAGGGCTGAGAGGACTGTGCCTGGTCGCCGGTCCAACGAATATTGGAAAAACCATTCTTTTATGTCAGTGGGCTCTTGAGGCTGTTCGGCAGAACAACGATGTCTGCTGTGTGTTCGCGACATTAGAGATGTCTCCTATGACTCTCAGGTTGAGGATGCTTAGCTACCTATCCGGCATATCTTACAAGGACATGATACGGATGGGCAGAAATCCATCGAGAGAACTTAATGATGCCATCGACATTCTCGAAAACCAGATCATGCCGAAGCTGAAGTTTTTGCACCACGACGAGCCAAAGGGCTTTGTGTTCGATACCGCCAGCGTGATAAATGAAGCCGACGCGCTCAAAGCCGCTAGCAAGTGCAATAGAGTACTGGTCATCGCTGATTTTATGGGCATCTGGCCAGTAGACCCGGAAGTCTATAAGACGGAGATGGCGCAGCAGCAACGGCAAGTAGAGGACATGATTTTGCTGCGTGATGCTGTAGCACCGCTAGGAGCCGTTGTAGCAGTAGTTGAGCTGCGCAAGTCAGATGGTAGCGTCTACACCTTACAGGACGTGCTAGGCAGCTCTAGGATCGTCTATCGTGCCGACAACTGCATTATCTTGAACCCGTTCAATGACGAGATGCTCTGGCGCCACTTCTCCCACAACAACGGCTACGCTTACAAGATAAAGGTGCCACACAAAGAACCGTTGAAAGACTTAAAGAAAGAAGAGAACCAAGACATCGTTAACCAGGTGCGCTTGTCGCTCGATAAATTAGGCCGGTCGCCACTGAGGATAGAAGTAGCCAAAGTGCGCGATGGCGGTAGGAAAGGCCACGTAGACGTTACAACAACATGGGGCACAAGCTCGATGCAGGAGGGAATACACATATGAGAGCGGTGGACGATTTTCTGGCTAGCCTACGAGGCGAACCCAAGCCGACATGGAGTGATAAAACCATTACCGAGCGGCTGCAAAAACTACTTCGCGAGTGCGGAGAAAGCAAGTCAAGGCAACCTGCTCTTGATTTTTTCCTAAAACTCAATGATACCACCGCTAGTGGCGACCCTGCGGCTATCGCCAATTGGACAAGAGCCACGGAGTTATGGGACCAAGGCAGCTACCAAATCATTTTAGATAAATTGGTAACCGTTGAGACTGAGGAGCCATTCTGCTAATGCCAAAAGCGAGAAAGATTACACAGCAATTTTTGATATATGCGCAAGCGAAGGAGGTAAGAGACTTCGAGAGAGCCATGCGAGAGCAGGGCATCATCAAAAGCCGGTCAGGCATGATTAAGTTACTCATGAGGAGATTCGTAAATGGCTGGAACAAGAAAAAAAGCAGAGCCAAAGCCATCGAGAAAGCCAAGTTCGACAAGCTCGCAAGGGATGGGGCGACTGGTCTACTCGATTGACCTAGAAGACTTGTATATCATGGCCGCTCTACAAGGTTTCTGCGCTTCAGCTTGTAGTATGTCGGCCGAGAAGCTAGCTAATGCTGCCAATACAACAGGAACCAAAGCGTTCCTAATCAGACAGGAGAACAAACAATGCGCAAAAAGTCCTACATACTCGGAGCTGCTTGCCTTTTGGCGCTTGCATTCGGAGGAGTATTACCGGCAGAAGCAGGACCAATTAAAGCCGCTTGGAGATTCAGTAGAGGAGTCACTGTCAAAACTTTCAACGGCAGTAGAAAAGCTTGGAACGCTTGCGTCTACCGACCCGCCTGCTGGGTAAGTAAGCGCTGCGAGCCGCTAGAGGGTTTAGCAGTATGCACCGGATCTGGTATCAACGCCTACGCAGGCGCAAGAAATCTAATGGGGAGGTAATTGTGAAAGTAGTTGACCACGACAGAATAAAGAAGTGCCCGACATGCGATAGCGCTGCGCTTGTCCGCGACCGGCTAGCCCAAGGCTTTATCACGCCAGAGCTACTCAACGACTGGGTGAGTGCTTCAATCCAAATAGCTCAAGACCTGGAAGTGGTAGTTGATATGCTAATCGCTGCCGGTGTGCAATCTAATGCGCCAGTAAACAACGGCCTGATGCAACTCGACAGCGTGATGACTCAAGTTATGCAGAAGCTACCATTCAAGGAAACAACGGAAGCAGGCCACCTTAGCTTGGTCGTGGATAACACGCCTGGGCCTAAGATAATACAAGGGACGATAAACGGTAAGCCGGTTCCGCCAAGCGCAGGATGAGTGAGTTCTTAACGCCTTTCAATACCACATGCAGGAGGTGTGGAAACCCGAAACCGCCAACCAAGCGGTGCGTATTCTGCTTGGTTGACCGGCGCGTTAATCGGCAAGCACACTGGCACAAAATTACTCTTGATACAACCATCGAAGCGATGCGCGTACAAGAAATGAAGAAAGTGCAAAAGATGCTAGCCGACAAAGCAAAGAAGGCCTACGCCATCAAGCGCAAGAAGGGCAAAGAGACTGAGCGGCAGCGCATCAATAGAGCCACCAGGATAGCCAACTTTGCCGCCGAGATGCTAATTGAAATAGCCAAAGTTTTCGAGTGGGGTGAGAATGGCAAACTGATTGTCTACGAAGACTCGCTTGAAAAGATAGAACCGTATATAGTGGCATTGCAAAATGACTACTTGCCGAAGATGATGAAATTAAAAGACTACAAGTTTAAGCCAGCGCCGAAACCTCGGCCGTTAGGCTTGGTATCCCCAGAAGACAAACCACAATACCCTTATTCAAAGAGGATAGAATTTTGAGCAGAGGTTATGACCCTTTATATGGTGGCGGGCAGCTCCACGTCAAAAAGCTGCTAAACATTCCCGCTATGATGAACACCCAGATACACTACCTAATCAAAAAGAAGTCAATCCCGTATGTTATTTACGTTCGGCAGGCGATACAAGAGAAAATAGAACGCGATGCACAAACCTACCCTGAAGTATTGCACCTAGAGCCAGTTCCGGCAAAGAAGGGTAAATGAAAATCAAGCAAGGCCAAACCGTAGTCACGATTAGAGATGTAGAAAAGTACATTGAAAGCTTGATGATTCGATGCCAACAGCTAAGCAGTAATAAGCCTGTGTCCAATCGAAGATTCGACCAGTTCAGCGAAGCGCAAGCGAAGTGGCGCAACGCCGAGCGGATACTAGAATCTATGCGCGCCGCGAAAGCTGCTCAAGTAGATCCGACATTAACGAGGTCGATACCTCTTCCCCCTCAATAGTGACACCATCGAGCGCGGCCTGAGATACGGCCCGCTTTTGGGTATTAATGCGGTCTACATCGACATCAATAGTGCTCTCTGCGATAACTCGATAAGCCATGACTGAGCCCTTCTGGCCCATGCGGTGGGCCCGCTTATCCATTTGGTCTTGTACGCCAGGCACTAGCGGTGCTTCGACGGTCAAGACCGTTTGAGCAGCCGTGAGTGTGATGCCCTCCGCTCCGGCTCCATTCGATACGACAATCGCCCTAACTTCAGCCCTTCCCTGAAAGGCTTGAACATTAGAATGTCTGGTCGAGAGAGAGTCACTTCCCAAGACGGTGGTAACCCCAAAGGGTTTGAGGATTTCAACGAGTAGAGCCTGAGTATTACGAAAATGCGCGAACACAATAAGCTTGCCGCTAGGATTTTGTTCATAGAAATCACCTATCCATTCTTTGACTGCGGCCATTTTACCCGCGCTGGCCAACTGCCTAAGCGCTGAGTATTTTAATAAACACTCAGTAAATTTGGCCTTTCTGTATTCACTCTTTTCGAATGCTCTTGTCTCGACAGCCTGGTCAACCGGCGAGAGATGTTTAATGCTGGCCTGGAATGCTTCAGCTTGCACTTTTAGCTCAGTAGCATAACGCGCCACGTCTTTCTCAGCTTTGCGATATTCTGGGCCATTTGTAAGCTTAACCTTGAGCGCTTGCCTGCGCATAGGGGGCAGCTCATCTAGCACTTCGCTGGCTAGCCGTCTAATCATGCAGGTCGAACGTAGCAACTTGTAGAGTTCATCAAGGTTAGATGCGCCGCTGAAATCCCAGACCATCTTGCCCTTGACGCGTATTTGCTTAGCATCGCAGTAGCGCATTTTGAAGTTCCAATCGCCGCCAAACTTATCCAAGACGCCTAGATACTTGAGCTGGTTGATCATCTCTACTGGCCTGTTAGGCATAGGGGTTCCTGATAAGGCGAAGCGGTGCTTCACCCATTCAGCTATTTGCAGCACCGCTTTAGAGCGCTGCGAGCTTTGCTTAATGTAGTGGCTTTCGTCGATAACCATAACGCCAGGCCGACGCTTGAGGACATCAAGAATAACAGGCGAAAGGATGACACGCTTCTTGTGCACCGACTCCCAACCCTCGGATAAAATATCGTAGTTGATAGCGTACACGTCAGCATCTTCGACGACTGACTTACTATCGAGCACTTGTACTTTCTTGCTCGGGCCAAAGGCCATCAAGCATTCATCAATTACGTTTAGTTTTAGTGTGGCCTTGGTTATATAAAGCACTGGCCATTTATTGAGGTTATGAAATATGCCTAGCGCTTGAAGCGTTTTACCCAAGCCCATCTCGTCACCGATTAAAGTGTTGCCGACACGTAGCGCATATTCGATGCCCGCTTTCTGGAATGGTCGAGCCTGGTAACTTGGCGAGCCAAAATTGGTCAGGTCGAACTTGGTGTCTTGAGCGTTCGACATTTGTAGAGTGATATTAGCGGCGGCTAGGTGCTCTTTTAAGGCAGCTTTGGCTGGTACGGTTAGTTGCCACCCTCTCGCGGCCATATCCTCCACGTAGCGGCAAGCAGGCAAGGTCGTGTGAGCCTTCCAAAGTTTTTCGCTTGGTACCCAACTAGCCGAGGGGCAGTTTTTTACATCTTTGACATGTTTTTCATCGTAAGGGAACTTGAACTTAAGCAGACCCTCCTCGTAGTCGATATAGCGGCCGTTAAAATCGAGCGGCTTAGATTCACCCGGCCTAACTATTTTAGGGGGCTGAATTGAGCGTAAAACCGGCTCAGATTTAGACGGCGAATACCTAGCTAATCGAGCAGTGCAACTTGCCGCCAGATCCGGGGGGATAGTAGGCATTAGCAGGAGGCTCTCAAGAAAGAGCCTATCTACTGTGCGCAACTGGCCAGATTTCAGAGCTGCTTGTATCTGGTCTTTCATTCTTTTTTACCCGTCAATACGGAGTGAGCTAATGCTTCACGGCCTTCGCACATCTGGTAGACCGTTACATCTTCAGCTTCAAAAGTGATGTTAATAGTTTGCCTTTCTTTGGCCTGGAACAAGCCGTCCTGATATGCGGCCGTTAAGACTTCAGCTAATCGCGCTAAATTATCAGGGGTAGCAGTAATTATGGTTGACTGAGTTAATCTGTAATGCAATGGCATGTCAATCTAGCTCCAATAAATCGGCCACTATAAATAAGCCGAGCACTAAAAAACACCAAGATGTGTAATCTTCCATAGTTACCTCGCTTGTTCTTCAAGTGCCATAGTGTTCGCCTGGGCAAGTAAGAAAAACCAATAATCTTTAGTTGCCTGCTTACCGTCGATAACATCAAGGGCGCATTGTGGCAGTAGTGCTTTATCTTGGCTTAATACGTCATTCTCGAATGCTGTGAAGCAGTCACCTAGCATGTCTAATACTTTAGTTTTAACGCTTGTCATGGTTAAATCCTCTTGGCTTTGTCAGTAGGTAGCAAAAACTCATCGTTATCGTAGTTTTCAGGCTCGATAGCGGCAAACCGGGCTTTTAATCCCTCTTCCATTAGGATAAGAGCGAGCCCCGCTAATGAGCGCTTCTCTTTTCTGGCAGCTATTTCTAGCCAATCCATAGTGTGATCGGGCACCGATAGGTTAACCCGTGTTTTATCTGTAGGCATGGCCTAGTTCTCTCTGATTGTTTCGACGTAGGCACGAATTAGGCTAGCCAATGCTTCATCGTCTGCGCCTTCGTTGATAGCCTTTTGCCCAACGGCAAAGACGCTAGATATTTTCATTATGTCAATTTGGATATTGCAGCAACCGGCTCGATAAGCCTTTTCTATGCGAATATCATCAACTTTCTTTTGTTGTTTAGCGGTCAATTTTCTCATGGTGTTAGTCCTCTGGGGCGAAAGGTTTGGGGTTAAAACTGGGAGTATTGATGCAGCGGGCCTGAGCATTCTTCGCAGTTTTCGCAAAAGATTTCAGGCTCTTCTCCGTTAGCGTGGAACATAAGGCAATCTTCGCAAATACGGCACAAGACTACACGCTCATCCCATGGCAAGTTGCTATCTGTTTTGATTTGGGTAGCGTGGTAGCGCTCACCGCTTAAGCTAGTGCCGCAGCTATCACAGGCCACACACTGAAATCCTAAACTTTCGCCACCAAGCGACCAGTGATGGCCTTTTTCGGTGTGGTTCTTTATAGCGGTTAAATAACATTGAGGCATGTTCGTATTTCCTAGCGTAAGTAGGGTCAATGGGTTAGTAGATACCTGAGTTGCGTTCGAAATCGGACAGGCCAACATCATCGCGTTCTTCAGGTTGATTAGTGGCGGCGTCGTGTTCTTCTTCGATGCGGATAAAGTGCTCAGCTAGGTCTTGCCAGTCGATAAAGTTGACGATAGCTTGCAAAAGAGCTGAGAACACCAAGGTTTGGTGGATAGTGCCTATTTGATCGGGTAGTTCCGTATAAAGGCTTTCTAGTGCTGCGGCTAGACGGTTTTTGTCATATTTACCGGGGCTAGCTAAGTCTGTGTAGCGTGTCATCTCGCTGATAAGCAGCGCTAAACTGGCATCGTTATCAACTGCCAACTTAAAATGGTGGTTGGCGATTTCAGTAATATTTAGGTCGTCTTTCATAGTGTTATCTCCGGGGCAAATAGGGTTAACGGGAATAGCGAGCGATATTTCTAAGAACCAAAGCAAGGTAGTCGCAATTTGGACAACAATTTTCTGCCTTAGCCTTGGCTAGTCTTTCTTGCCACTTAGCTACCTGACGGGCTCTAAAGTCAGCACGGTTATTGGCGAGCTGCTCAGCTAGTCCAACCAATTTAGAATCATAAGTAATCATTGGGGCAACTCCTTCAATCAATCTGTTATCAAATGATAGCAGTGTTACACCATGTTCGTCAAGCCCTAAGAAATAAAATCATCGGAATCAATACCTGATTCCAGGGAATCGGTGTTTTCTTCTTCGTCAGAGAGGATGAGCCTGGGTAATTCGGCTTCCACGTATTCAATTTGGTTGCCTGCCAGGCAAATGCCTTTTGCAATTAATCGAGGTAGGTTTGATTCTAGCCAAGTAATGAGCTCTTGGTTTTCGGTAGCTGGTTGTCCAGCATCTGGCAGGCCTTTATCTTTTAGTTCTTTGCAGTCGTCGCAGATAGGTTTTCTGGGGAATATCGTATTGTCGAACCATCTAATCACGCCAGGCCCAATATCTATGCTGCATTCAGCGCATTTGCAGGCTTTTGTGCGGTTACCGCTACCAAATCTCACTTTTTTCATGGTCAAATTTTCCTTATATATAGATAGAGAGTTGCTCATATAAGATTCCGCGTGTGCGATATGTATGAGTTATAGAATATGTTCTGAGTTGGAGTGCTAGCGAAGCGATTAGCACGAAGCTAAACTCAGAACAATATAGCGCGCGTACGCGCAATATTATAGGTACTGAGCCTAGATTAACGCGTAACACTTTTATGGATTCTCGATTATCGATTCCCTTACGCTCCTGGTCGCTTACGCTAGGAGCTAGGGAATAGTCAAGAAGTAGTGTTACACTTTGCTATCATTTGATTGCTATTGTCGACAATACGTATTGTTGTGTTGTCGTATTGTTGAATGAGCCCTCAAACGTAATAAACTCGTTGATTTAGTATTCAAGAACAATAAAACGCTCCGAGTTACAGACTGCTCCAAATAAGCTAGTTTTACGCCAACAAGGCTAGTTTACGCCCGCTCTCTCTTCATCCTCGAAAGACCCCGCCCGCCTGGCGTGTCGCACCTTGTCGCGCTATGTCACGCTACAAAAAGCCCGGAAACGCCCATCAGGCTTACCATTGCAGTACTGTTACAGTATGTCGTGCGGTGTTCGTGTTACGTAGAGGTACACGGTGTAACTGTTACAGGGAACATGGTGTCATATATAGTACTAGGTGCTACACCTGTATACACGATGGCACACGAAGGGTAGATATACGGGCGTTTGAGAGGCCGGGTGCACGACCCCCACACGAAACGAAAAACCGGCGGGCACCGAATACAAAAATATGATCTATCCCCGTACGTCAAACGTGTTATCATTTGAATACACCTGTAGCTTAAGACTTTTAGAGCTGTACGCATGTGTGCGGAATGTCTGGGTATGAAATCCTGGCGGTGTAGAAAATGGCCATTCAGCGTCGCATTGCTGGGTGGCTATTTTTTTTTGAAAAATTCTATTGGTCACCTCTACGCCTTCTGTGCTATCATTTGATAACAGCGCGGAGGTTGTTATGAATGAAGTTGAGATGATTCGGACGGTTGAAGGGGCTTTGGTGCCTGGCTGGGCGAACGAAAAGCTTTTGGAGCTGCTAGCTAACGAAGGCGTTCGTTCTGCCACCGTGAAATGCGTAGTCAGGTTTAAGTCGGGTAAAACCGTGGAGTTTAGTTACGTCGGCCAAATGACGGTCACTGGTCAAAAGGTGACTACCGAGCCGGTAGGCGAAGAATGAGCGAAGAGAGTCGGTACGATAAGTTGCTGGGCATCATCAGCCAGATGCAGATGATTAAATGTCGCGTTGATAGAAGGGCTCAGGTACTTGAGGCTCTATATGACGATACCCCTCGCCAGAAGATTTTCTTTGACTGGGTAGTTATCCTGGAACATGCTGGGGTTTTGTCGGACAGGGATGCCATGGTCGAAGCGGTATATGCAGTGCTCGTTGGCGAGCAGGAAGTTGATAAAGCTAAACTCGATGTTTTACTGGGCGATGTAGCAGGAGGAGCTTGGAATGAGTAGTGAAGAAAAAATTGAGATTATCCCTCGGCCTGGTGATTGCCAAATAGTGGATGTGGAGTTACCGAAAGATGTAGTCGTTCTGCCGTTCTTAGGCTTTCCGGTCGAAGAAGTCACCGAGCTTGATTGGCACCGCCGCGAGAAAGAACAGCAAGCTATCCATAAAGACTTGATGGATGAAGTCGCAGCACAACAAATAAACGACGAGATTCGCCAAAGGGCTATTTGGGAAGAGCGCCGCCAACGACCTATTCGGCAAGCAAAAGAACACCTGGCCTCCTGCTCCGATGAGAAAGATGCTGAGTCTTGCGCTTACTGGAAGGCGCAGAGAGAAAGGCTGTTTAACGAGCATATGGAAAGAGCTAGAATCCTGGCCGAAGCTGATGCTGCTTATATCTGCAAACGCGACCTGCCGAGTATGGACCGCGATGCCTGGATAAGTGAAATGAAAAGCGCACTTGGTTCGTTTACTGCCGCGCTCGAAGAGGAAGCCGAAGACTGGGAGGATATGGCTAACGGCAAAATCAGTATCGAAAGGCATCGGGAAGAAATGGACGATGTTAAAAACGAGATGTTCGGCCTTCGCACTGAAAATCAATTCTATAAAACTACCAACCGCGTACTGACTATCTTGTTAATCTTCAGTACCGCATTCGGTGTCGCTGCCGCTCTGGCATGGCTGAGGTGCCAATGAGTGAAGAGCACATCTATCCTGATAAGCGTATTCTTTGTGGCACCCCAGGTGCACCGCTGTGCGACTACCACCGAGAGTGGCGAGAAAAGAGGGCTGCAAAGGAAGCAGCTTTGATTAAAAAATACAGGCAGCCGCCTGATGATGAAGAGATGGCTCAAAAATACCAAACAAAATTTGGCATTTTGACCATGGCTGAAATAATGAAGCGCTGCGAGGGTAAAACCAAAGCCGAAATTGATGAATTTTGGAAAGTGGAAAAGAAATGCCAAACATGCGGTGATGATTTAGTTGGTGACCATTATGACTGCTAACGAAGAAGAGCCCATCGGCTTTGTGCGCAAGCTCACAGAAGAAGAAATAGCATGGGTGAAACGACATCATCACTTGAGCGACGTCATCCGGCCAGACGAGAACGGCAACTATAAAGTGCCTTTCCGATTCAAAATAGACCCGAAAGATTGGCGCGGATTCAACGGCAGTACAATCGAAAAAGAACCTTGAACTAAATCAAGATAGTATGCTATCATTTGATAACAAAGCCGAGCGCTGGTTGCTAAGCTCCCTATCTCGTTCGATTCGAGAACTCGGCTCCATTTTACAAGTGATTACAAGGAGTAAGGTCGGTGAACTACCGGAAGAACAAATGGCACAAGTTCGACCTAACAAAAGGTAGCTATCAGGCGCGACCACCATTGAGGCGTTATGTGCTAGTCCGATTCGCTGCTAAAAATGAAAATGAATCAGCAGTAGTGGCAGTCGGTTATCGCAAAAATGCAGCAGGTGACAAGCAGTGCCCCTACTTCGTAACCCCAGGGCTAGGCGGCATCCCTACCCATTGGAATGACTGCTTAGGTGATGATTTTGTGATGCCATACAACTTATAAGGAGAGATTAAACGTGGAAGATGCGAGAACAGATTTGGCGGTGATCTTAGACACCATCAGAAAATTTGAAGTACAAAAAGATGGCGGCATAGTTGTGGCCAAAGGCTACATACACTCTAATGGCAATGGCCTTGATCTTATCTCGCTAGCCGAGTTTGGATCGACACCAGAAGAAGCGGTTTCTAAGTTCGCCAATAAATGCAGAGAGTTTGTTGCCCTTAAGGGCGGCTTCCTAACCCGCTAAGTCCTAATCAGGAGGCAATGATTAATGGAAGAGGAAGAAGACAACAACCTGCAATGCAACCACATAGACAAGCGCGAACCATTGCATACCTGCCCATTTAAAGAAGACGTAAACGATGATCATGAATCGCTATGCAGTTGTTGTGTAGCCTGCACCCGCGAATGTGCAATGGACATTTAATACCCAATTTCAAGGAGAAGATTAGTGAATGCAGATACCAAAATAAAAGTGCTTCTAGGCGTTGGTTGGCCAATCCTATACATAGCTGTAATCTCAGCGCTACTTACAATTCTCGGCGCGCTAATTATGTTGGCAGGTGTGGCGTTTAACTTTACTCCATTCTTTACTGTTTGGCAGTTGATCTTTGTGTGCGCGATGTCATTTTCAAGTTATTCGCTAGCGGCATTTATTAAACGAGCTGCCGAGTATGTATGCGAAACAGACCGTTAATTCAACATCAGAGGGACTAAGGATGAGTGGGAAGTACATTGTTTGCGGCAGCCGTGAACTCTTCGATGCGGTCAAGGTCTATGGTGATTTAGATTTTTTCCACGGCGACATGATGGGCGGCATTAGCGAGATTGTCGAGGGCGGTGCAAGCGGTGCTGATACCCTTGCCCGCTATTGGGCCAAGCACAATAAAGTCAAAGTAACTACGGTTAAGGCTGACTGGAAAAGTCATGGCGGTGCTGCTGGGCCTATTCGCAATGAACGAATGCTCAAAGAGCATCCAGACATTGAAGGTGTCATCGCTTTTCCTGAGGGCGGCCCAGGTACAGCGCACATGATGAAGATTGCAAGAGCTGCCGGTTACAAGGTTTTTGACTGCATGGACCAAAACGAGCAGTATCAGCTTACGCTGATGTCGAAGCAGCAACACAGTTAAATCAAAATTACAAGTGAGGGATTATGGGCGATAGACCAGCAGCACAAATTGATTTATACACCATTGAGCGGACAACCGATGACGCTAAAGCCGCTGTCGAACATTACGTCGATCGAGCGCTAGAACTGCGCTTTGACCCGCGAAAATCAGAGAGGTTGCCGAAGCAAGAATGCGTGGTGTGCTTTTATACCAGTCGCGTTGCAGGTGCAGCGTGTACGGAAAGGCCATGTGCACTATGCGGAATTAAGCTATATAGCGGGAGCACTCATGTTCATACACTATGCATACCGTGCGCGAAGCTGAATAGCTTGTGCTGCGATTGCGGCGGCGATATTGATTTGAAGCTCAGGCGACGGAAAGCAATAAATCAACCGACAACAGTATATATAGAGCCAGTTAATCAATAATGAGCGGAGGTAAGGTAAGTGGCAATTTCAGAAGAACTGCGAGAGCTTGTAGTCGCCTATGGTGACGCAAAATTGAAGCAAGGTCTAAGCCGTCACCCTGGTTTTGTTTCTGACCCAGTTGCCGCTCATGAAGAGAGCAAAAGAACTTTCGACAAACTTTGTTATGAGCTTGAAGAGTTAGAAAGATATGCCACTAACTGGCATGAACACCGCTGCTACTAAAGCACCGGTAATTGAGAATTAGGATGGAGGTTGAGGATGAAAACGGAACCATGGCGGCTAGCTGCTCAGATTGTCGGAGAATTTACGACACTAGAATCACTATTACAACAACAAGCATTGCTTGAAGTGCAGATTGAACAAGAGAGACGGAACATCCAAAATAGAATACAAAAAGCCTTGGAAGCATTCGCACTTGAAGCAGCAGATGCCAATTAATTTACGATAAACGGGAGGTGGTTTAGTGCGGTTTGAATTTGAGGTTAACTGGACAATTCCACGTTCGCAATTCAAAACTTTGATGAATACAGCATTTAAGTTTGCTGATGCCAATCAAGTATTTTGGGTTTCAATTGAGCGGGACATTGAAAAAGGCCGCACTAGTTACCAGGTGTTCACCAGCAAAAACCCAGTATGCTGCGAACCAAGGCCAACGATTACCGCCGCCTACAAAGCAGCAGAAGAAAGAATCAAAGACCAGTAATAAACAATAAACGGAGGTACGGTAAGTGACACCAGAAGAACTAAGCGAGTTAATCCTAAGATTGCCAGAACTCTTAAAGCATCCTGACACTGATGGCACAACGCCTGATTTTGTAGGCTTAGGTGTAGATGATCGTGGCGATTGGCAGATATGCCGCTGGATTGGTGGCGATCCGTTTGATGAAGATGGGCCAATCGGGCAAAGCCCTGATCTGAGCGTGGCTCTCACTGAGGCGTTCAATGTTTTCGCAACTCGTTGTTATTTCTGCGAAAAGCCATTAGACATAAGCAGAAAGATCAGGCTATTCCACGTCGAAGGAGAATTGCAGCATTGTTGCGTAAGCGGACATAGCCGACTACTAAAGAGAGTTACTGACATTTAATTGGCGATAAATAGGAGTATGGTTTGATGTTTTATGCGCATAGAAAAACAGGTCACATTTACAAGTCTCTGCATATGTTCGCAACCGTGGAAGCGACAGGCGACCAAGTGGCAGTATATGAAAATGCTGAAACTGGTTCCGTCTATATAAGACCAATGAATGAGTTTTTAGACGCTCGCCGCTTTTGGCCACTTGAGGCTAAGGGACTAAAAACAGCTAAAAAAGAATGGGAAAGAACAGTCAAAGAATTAGACGAGCCTTTGAACGTTTAATTAGCAATTAAAGGAGGTTTGATGAATCTTACTGACGAACAAAAGAAAGCGTTTAACGAAGCAGCTCACAAGCTGGGCTATGCGCGTTACTACTTTAAGCAAGCCTGGTCTACGGTTGCCGCATCGGCTGATGGCGGAGGAACTGATGAAGTCGATTACCGAAAAATTCAAAGTTTTGCTGAGCATCTACAAACAGTTCAGAACGACATGGAAAGGGTGGACAAGCAACTAATTGCTTACCTGGGCGACGCTTATGCACCAAGTATGGTTTACGCAATGAACAAACCGTCAGCCACTTAATTACAAATTAGAGGGGGGACCAGTGAGTAACTGGAAGATTGGCGCAATGTATAAAGTACCATGGTCTCCAAATGGCCACCGGTTAGAGAAGATTATTCAAGAGCATTGCTCGCTTCACGGCGATATAACAGGGAAACTGTTATTACATCTTCGCAAAAAGAAAAACAACGGGAATCCAGAGTCGTGGGGCGCTATTTTTGTCACAAGTAGTGACCGAGACGGCATACAGTTAATAGCTGATTAAAAGGAGAGTTATGGCACACATTAAAACCGAGATTACTACTTACGTATTCGACCAAGGCGACGGCGCTGAAATGGAGGTTTCTTTCCAGCGTATCCCCAATGACTTCCCCACCATAACGGTCGTGACTCGCGACAGCGCAGGTACGAAAACCGTAGGTAGGGGTAAATTCGACCAAAGCGATCTGGATACGTTTTGCGAATTAGCCGAAGAGTGGAATAGCTGACCTACCACGGCAGGATGTTCTAAAGCATACTGGTATTGCCTTTGGAGGGCAACGCCATGACCGATAAACATTATCCCGGAGACACCTTAGTTACTGATATGGTCAAAAGAGCCCGCGAGGGCTTTGTCGCTGGCCATAAGTTATTTGATGAGGTGCTTGTCGCGGGGAAAGATGTAGTGCCAGAGCTAATTAAACTCGGCGGAGTGTTAATTGAACTCGGCACATTAATCCTAAGAATAGCCGATGTAGTGGCAAAGCTTACGAAAAAAGACTAAATAAAAAGCGACCCAGGTGGAACCTAAGCCGCTTTTTATTGTGAGGTGAGAAATCTATTTGCCCCAGAATTTCACCTGTCTGGAAGCTTACCATAAGCTTGAACATAGGGAACATCCTTGACCGAGCATTTCTGATTTTTTAATGGAGTTAAACCGCCGCTTTCTTGTATTTCTTCCCAGGTCTCAGGGTGCCGGTTTAAGGGGATTGCGATGCTCACACCTTTGGCTATAGCGATAGCTCTCTGGCGAGCGTTATAGATTCGCCATTCTTTGTATTTGAAGTTCCCCCAGTGGTCGTAGACGGTCACCCACCCCCACCCAAGCCCCTGTGGCTCTGGCCAGCCCTGCTCGTAGGCTTGCCAATCGCAGTTGTCGTCTTCGGCTCCGCCTTGCAGAGTAATAGCCGAAACCGGCAAACCCAGCAAGATAATACTAATAGCTATCAATAAAGGTTTCATAGAACACCTCTGGTATGTTATCATATGATAGCAGGATTCTAAGGAGATGCAAATGGCCGAACGGAAAACCATCTTGTGCCGAGTCGATGACGAAGTACACGAAAGATTGAAAACTATCGCCTTTGAAACGGGGCGATCTATAAACAACTTGCTAGTGCACATAATTGTGAGTTATTGTAAAGCGAACGAAGTCAAGCCGAAGGTAGACAAGGTTGAACCAAAGCGCTCATGATCGCAAATGGATTGTAGCGACAGAGCTTGACTCTGATGACGCTTACCGAGCTTTTATCGCCACTACAATCTTTCGCACGATTCAAGACGCTCAAGCTGTAGGGGTAGGTGACACGAAATTCCTGGGGCTCAACTCGAAAGACCCGAGTTGCTGCGCCAAAGAGCGAGTGCTACTGCGGGCTCACGGCAACATCACCGCTTGGATAAACAGCAAGGACTTTCATCGGTGGTGCCAGATAACTGGCAGGGATGGCCCGACGGTTGCTCAGTTTGTCCACGACCTTATGTTCGGGCAGCGTTATGCGGTAGAGCAATTAGAGAAAGTTTTGGCCGAGATGGGTAACCACGTAGACAGGCATAAAAAATGGTACGGAAAAAGACGCCAAATCAAAGAGCCACTACACCTGATGAAGCTGTTCCAACTACAGTAAAAGCAGACATAGTAGACACTCTGAAGTTCAAAAAGTACTGGGCGAAGATGCCCGAGTACTCTTCTTACAAGTCGGTGAAAGAGCATCTCAGGATGATGACTTACGGCGTGATGCACGGCTTCGTATCGTCAAAAGCCGCCAACACAGTGACTTATATCGCTTCACACGTTTTGATAGCTATGGACCGTGAGCGCATGTACGAGACTGGCGCAGACGAGGGTATTGATGAAATCCTAGGCCGCTACGGGAATAAAGTAGAGTTGACTGAAGAGCAGATGGGGCTACTTCTACAACAGCCAAATATGCAGATTCAAATTAAGATGCTAGACCGCTTCCTTGGCGAGAATGCCAAAGTTACTGTGACCGAAAAGCCAGACCCAGTGCAGCAGCACATGGACACCGTAGACGTGGTGCCACTGTTAGAAACGAAAGACGATGAGGATTTTTGTTAATGCAACGCCCAATAGTCAGGATTGATATGTTGTCAGGGATTAGATTTAAGAGCGACGTGCCGGAGTTCCGCACCGCCGAGCAGCAGCTCAAGCGCAAGAAGTTCATGAAGCTGTTTGCTCCGCTTATCGAAGACGCCAAGAAAGCTACTCTGTTTATAGAGGACGGCCTAGCCGCCACCCCGGCAGAGGTCATCGTGGACAGGTTCTTGGTGAATAACGTCGAGGCATTTATCGTGCGCGACGAGCGAGATAATTTTATTGGCTTCCATGCCCTAGAAAATATTCAAGTGTTCAAACATGCAGAGTTGCATTCTTGGAGCCACCCAGAAGCTGTCGGCCTGCACGACCGTAGGTGCAAGCTTCAATCGCTAGATGAGATTATCCAATACGCCTTTGCCCCTTGGCCGGAAGGCTTGGGCCTGCTGAAGATTAAGGCTAGGGTCTGCGAAGAGAATATACCGACCCTGAAGATATGCAATCGCTTCGGTTTCGTGTGCGTTGGCAGGTTGATGATGGAAGCCTTGCACGGTGGGGTATTGCGTAATATGCTCTTGTTAGAGCTATACAACCCCAAAGTGGTTGGCACCGGAGATTTTATAGATGACATCAGGAGCACCGAGCGGAGCGTTGAACCCACAGGGAATGTCGAGCCAGATATCGTCAGCGGGGTGGAACCCCCAGTCGATAGCGATGGGAACGCCATCAGCCCCGACTTACGACGCAAGCGGGGACCAGTCGGCAGTAAACACGCTAACGTCAAACCCAAGTCAAAGCGCAACGCAGCTAGCCCAAAGCGGAAATGATGTCTCGAAAATTATCCCTGCTGAACTCAGTCTGAGCGAGAACAATGTCTTCAACGGAGCCGACCGTGCCAAGTGGGAAAACTATTACAAGACTCAATATCTCGACCCCGCTCTCGCACAGACACAATCTGACCTTTACTCTGGTGGAAGGGGGAACAGCACATTCGGTGCTGCGGCACTTGGTCAAGCTATCGCGCAAGGCGCTTACTCTCAACAGCAAGCAGGGGAGGACATGTATAACTCCCGCTTCAATCAGGCAATGCAGAAACGAAACAGTTTCTTCCAAAACGAAATGGGAGTCGCTCAAAACGCGAACACTGCAAAGCAAGCTTGGGCCAATAGCTTAGCGAACACTCAACAGCAAGCAGGTCAGAATCAAAACAACTTCAACGCCAATATCTTCGGCCAGACCAACGCGGCTAGACAAGCTGGGCAAAATGCTGCTTGGGGCAGGCAGACTGATATCTGGGGCCACCAGAAAGACTTGTTCAATATGGCGAATACCAACCGCTCCTTCCAGGCCGAGCAAACCGGAAAAGCCTGGGGCGCTGGCGCTAGCGCGGCAGAGGGCGGCCTAGGTATGCTAGCGCGGGCTGCATTCTAATGGCTTACACGAGAGGGATAGCGCAATCCGGGGGCAGTAGCCCATACGCGAGTCAGCTTGCTCAGATTGGCAGGCTTCAGAACGACATTAAGAGTGGCTACGAAGGCAACTCTAACGAGAAGCTAGGGTACTGGGGCTCTCAGGAAAAGAAGAACCAAGTTTCTGAAATATACAAGCGTACAATGGACTGGAACCAAGGCGACATGCAGCAGCTCGCTCAGGTTCAGGACGACGACGCTAAGGCTACTGCTCAGAAATACTTAACCAACCCCAAGCTCTACAACGGCGTTCAGAATACCAATGAACTGCTACAGAACGAGATGCGCGCTAAGTGGGGTGTGGGGGCTTCCCAGGCGGTCGCTGATGGCGGTAAAGCCGGATGGGGCGCTGGCAACCAGCAGCTAGTAAACCTGGATAAGGCTGAGCAAAACACGGGCAAAGGTGTGGCTCAGAGCTTGCGAGACAAGGCTGGCTTTGATGCGGCTTTATACGACCAAAGTAATGCCATCTATCAACCAGAGGCGGGCACGGCAGGCGACCCTTTCTCGTGGATTGGCCACGGCGGATATAGCTCGCAAGGCATCGGTTCGGGCGATACCGCTTCTTGGGTAGCGCCAGGCTTGGGCGACTCTAACGACCCTGTTTCTGGTACGTCTACGGGCGCACCGAAAACTCAAGGCGAGCAGAGACAGTACGAAGACCTACTGAACCGCCAGCGTCACGACCCAGGCATTTTCCAAGACTTCGACCGAAATAAGATAGCGGCCGACTTGCAGAAATCGTACAAAACCATGGCGCCAACCAACAGAGGGGCCGCCGATAATTACAACCCCCAACCGGCCCAAGGTATGCTCTCGCCTATCACTGGCGGGCCAGTTGGCGCACCGGGCAAAATAACCCAGATGATGGCTCAACAGTCCACACCTGGCGTATTCACCAACCCGATGCAGCGCTGGACAAACGAGGACGGCAGCAAGCAACTCACCTTCGGCAAGCAAGGTGAAGCTATCGGCGAAGATGGCCGCTATACTCCTGCGACTGACCTGTATATGAAAGGCCGACCAGAGAACGGCGGGCGCAAGTATTCCGGCCTGCAAGGCTACAAGGAGTATCTAGCTCAAGCGGGTGGCGGCCAAGCTTATGGCGGCGACCCCACTCGCGATTACGGCCAAGGCCAAACCGGAGCGGGCGCAGGCCCGATAGCCGTGCCTCAATACAAAGAGAACCCTACCTATGGCGAAAGCAACGTTCGCTACGGAGTAGGGCCTGATGGCGTTGTGCGGCCAGTATCCGGCAGCAACCCAAACTCTTACGACGGCTATATGCAGCGCACCCACCAGGGCGAATACAACGCCCACCAAGGCAAGAATGGGGAGATGCTGTCTTACCCACAGAAGCAGCGCGACTTCGAGGCGTTACAGGCTGCGCAGGAAGACCAAAATAAAGCTACCCAGGATATCCGCAAGATGCCCGGCTTAAGCGGTTACACCCCTGAACTTGGCACTATAGACTCACTGAAGCAGCAGCAGAGAAAGTTCCTAGCCGACTCCAATAGCAGCTTTACTGGCAGCTACTCTGGCGGTAGCGGAGAAGGGCGCGCAGAGCCTAAGAAAAAGCTCGGGCCGCTAGATGTCATCAAGAAGACTTTTGAGGGCTCCGGTCAGTCGTGGAAACCAGCGCCCGCTCCTTCTCCCGTGCCGAAAGGCGAGCCGGGAGTACCGAGCGTTAAGGGTGTGGATGGCGTTAGGATGGCTGACGGCAGCGACCCTGCTAAGTACGCAGGCTTAGGTGACGCTCCCGGCAAGAAAAAAGGCTTGCTTGATGTTGTAAAAGAGCCGCTCAAAGGAGTGGTTGATTCGTATCGCGGGCTGCTTAACGAGGAAGTTGATAAGCGGCTAGAAGCTCAAGGCATTGACCAAGAGGCAACCATGCACATGGGCTTGGCCGCAAAGCGCAAAATGCTCAAGCACTGGGAGTCGATGGGCGGCGACAAGCAAGACCCTCAGAGCATCATGCAAGCCCCGAGCGGTGGTCCTGTTGGCGAAAGCGGCATGACTCCAAATGGCCGTATGCCTCAGCACGGCGGCGCGGGTAGCCCGATGAATGATGTCTTCGCTCAAGAAACAGGTTTGCCGAAAGTGAAAGGTGGCGAGCCTGGCTCAGCCATGCGTTTCGTGCATCGTATGGACGGCGATACCTCTCAGCCGCCGAAAGGTTACGACCTCACGCCAAACCGTATCAACCGCTCGGCTATCAGCCCTGCGAACGATGTTTTCGAGAAGCAGAACGATACTGCCGACCATGGCAACTATGACGGCAGAGGTATGTCGCTAGACCGCTCTGGGATGCTAGAAGGCAGACTCGCGGCTCAGCTCGGCGTGAGCACCGTGCCGAATACTCCGGCTGACGGATGGAAGCTTAGTGCTGACCAGATAAAGCAAGCACAACCTAGCGCCAAGGCACCGAAAGATGGTTGGATGGTCAAAGCGCCAAGAGAAGATGCCAAGCCTGGCAACTACCGCACAGAGCTTTCCCCGAAAGAGGAAAAGCAATTTGCTGCATGGGTGAAAAAGACTGGTGCACAATTTGACCCGTCAGCTAATAATCCAAAAGAAGACTACGACATGAGAGGCTTCTACAAAGCTGTGCAGGCGGGTGACCCTGCCGCAGTAACTGCGATGAGCAGCTACGATGGCAAGCCGCACTATCCAGACACTTACAAAACTCCGTATCACGAGACTTTCTCGGACCAATCGAAGTGGGCGATAAAAGGCAAAGCCCCGCATTGGCAAGGCGACAGGCTAATGTCTCCAAGCGGGCAGGTGCTTAAAGATGAAACGCCGCAGCAAGTAAGCCCAATTACTCGCGGTTTCCAGAAGCTGTCGAAAATGAATCCCGCTGCCGCTGAGTTGTTCAGACGAGCTTACGCCGCACGACACTAGCGCGGCATGGCGCGTCGTGTGAAAATTGACCCAGAGGTAAATTAAATGGCGAACTACTTGAAAAAGCCGATACTGCCGCAAATGCAGTCTATCGCTCAGCTAGGTGGAAGTAATAACAATTTCTACGATCCGGGTGCAGCGCCTATAGCTCAGCAGGTTTCGCCAGAAGACCAACTACGCCAACAGCTAATTGAGTCAGGTAGCCAAATAGCAAAAGACATACCTCAGCAACAGCCTTACGCTCCACCGGATTACAACCGGGCTTCTAGCAGCCTGCCTACCTATGGCCCCGGTGGCATGATTGCCCCGAACGAAAACTACAGCGACCCTACTGACCCGAAATCGACAGCCTACGCACTAACGCAAGGGATGAACCACCTAGCCACTGGTAGCTTGTCAGCTAGGCAAAATCAGAAGTTCCAGAGAGGCCAAGCCGCTCAAGATTTGGTGCGCAACTTCTTGGCTCCATTGGCAGGCGCATTCGGCCCGGCTGGCGCGGCTGCGGGCATCAAAGACTACATGAAAACGTCTACCGAGCAGGCTGTCAAAGCCAAGGAGCTGAAGCTCAAAGAGCAGGCCGATGCCATAACTCAAATGAAAACCATGGCTGATATGTTGGCAAAAAATACGCCATATACGAAAGAAAGCCTGGAAATGATTATCAAGCGGGCCACTGCTGAGCAGCAAATAAAGAACCAGATGGCTCAGCAGTCGGCTGCCGAGCAACGCGCACGAGCTAGCAACGTGGAGCAGTCAGACCATGCTGCGGGCTCCTTGCAAAAGCTTGCAGGTATCTTAGACAAGACAGCCTCTGCTACCTTGAAAGATACAAAGGTTGTTGGCGAAGCGGCCAAGACTGAAAAGACCCAGGCCCAAACCGCTACAGAGAAAGAGAAGGCTAAAACCCAAGCAGCCACCACGGGCACAAGAGAAAGTCAAACCGCGAAGAACCAAGCAGGGACTAATAAGCTGGTCGCTGAAACTGCGCAAGTCGCTCCAAAGGCGGCTGCTGATATTCAGCAAAAGCAAGCCTCTGCTGCCCATCAGAATGCCTTAGCTACCGTTGCTAAGGCTAAGCAGGAATCGACTCAGTATCATTCTGGCCCTGCTACAGAAGGCGACGAAGCGCAGATATTGAAAGAGGCAGCCCCAGGACAAGCTGACAAGGTTTTGGCCGGTATTAACTACTACAAGCAAAAATATGGCCATGTGACGTTACAGCAGTTATACATGCTGAAAAATGCAGCAGCAGGTATGCACGAGCAAGAGAAGGCTGCAATGAAAGGGAAAGGCGGCTCCCCGCCTCCGCCTCCGATGAGTTTCAAGAAAACGAGATTGTAAAATGGCAAAAGCAAAAACAGCTCCGGCTATCAATGAAGATGATGATGCAATCGCTTCTATCTTCGGTGGTCAACCACTGCAATCACAAGCTCCGATAGTAGATAACGGCGCTACCCCCGGCTCACCAGTCGCGGCCCCCGCGCAGTCTGACGACGAGGCACTCGCTGCTATTTTTAGCGGCCAAGCAGAGCAGTCCGTACCCGAAGCCCCGAAAGAAACCATGACGGGCAAACTGCTCAAAGGCGGCGTAGAAGCTTTCCAGAAGTACAATCCGCTTGGTTTAGCTGATGCCGTGAAGATGGGCCAAGATATGGTCGGCAACGTCGTTGGCGGCGTGAACGAGTTCGGCCAAAATGTGATGGAAGACCCTGCTGCCGTGGCAAGTACGATGGCTGGCGGAGCCCTCCAAGGTGCAGCAGACCTGGGCGACCAAATTTACAACACAGGCTCTGCGCTGGCAGGCAACCCAGTAGTAAGCGCTACAATGCCGCACATGCAAGCTCTAGGTCGCGCAGGCGATATGCTTGGCTTACCGAAGTCTATCGATATGAGCGGAGCTGTAGCAGCCAATCAGCCACTACCTAGACCAGTCGGCCCAGATGGTAAGCCTACCATGCAGCATCTTTATGACGCTTCGCAGATGATAGGGCAGTTGCCCGCAGCCGCTGTTGGACTGACTCCGGCAGGATTAGGCGGGAAAATCGTAGCAGGCGCAGGCGCAGGCTTGGTTCAAGGTGGCATGGGGCAACTCAGCCAACAGATGAAGCAGGGCATGTCTCCTGACTTTCTGCAAGCCTTGATAAAAGGCGGCGTTCCTGCCGCATGGCTTGGCGGCGCTATGGGTGGCGCTTTGCATCTACCTGCCGAGGCAGTGAAGGGGCTCAAGGGTAAACCTGCTCCGACACCAGAGCCTGAAATTAAAGTTACTCGTGGCACTGGAAACAATTTGCCCGTTCACGTCCCCGGTGCTCGCACAATGGAGCAGCCTTTGCAGTCTGGGCCTCTACCGCTTCACCCTGACGATATAAAGACTAGCTCTGGCACTGGAAACCAATTGCCTGCGGTAGTCCCAAAAGGCACTTCTCTAATCAAGCAAAAAGACTTACCTGCTCGACGCGGGAGGGCTGAGGAAATCAGGGACCATGCCAAGGAAACGGTAAAGCGCGAAACTGGCGAAGACCTGCAAATAGGCCCAGACGAGCGGCCAGTGCACCACATGAAAGGCCCAATCCAGGATGTAATTGACGCTGAGATAGTCAGCAATGTTCACCCTGATGTTTTGCCTCGCGTGAAAGAGAGACTCAAGGGCATAGCAGAAGCTGATGGCGACAGCGTAGGCGGCCTGATGGAGCAAGCTTTCAAGGACGTGAAAGAGTCCAATTTGCCGCCACCAGTGAAGGCCAAGCTCTACAAGGAAATCAATAAAGCTTACGAGGCTAATCCCGACTCGATTGGCTATCAGGATGCGCCCGCTCCGAAAGCTGAGCCGCAAGCAAAAGCTGCACCAGAGCCAGCCGCTAGGCCAACCGCCAGAGAAATCAAAGACAACCCTGAGTATCACCACGAGCCTGGCAAAAAAGCCGGATGGCGCAAAGTGCCGAAAGACGGCGGTGGCTCTCAGAACGTGCTTGAGCTGGTCGACAAAAACGGCAACCCGATAGCTGGCCCGAACAAAGGCCGCACCAGGATAACCTGGAAAGACTTAAACCATCTGGATAACGTCAAAGTATCAGATGCGGCTCATGATGCTTTCCAGGCTGCTCGCGCAGGCAAAAAACAGCCTACGGTGGCAAAAGCCGCAGAGGTCAAGCCTGGTGAGCCGGTCAAGTACAAGACCGCTCAAGAGGCCCTTAAGGAGGGGAAAAAGAAGCAAGCGAACGCTGACCAAGAGCAGCACTTCAAAGAAAGAAGCAAGCTAGAGAAAGAGATTAGCTGGCGCGAAAAGGAGCTAAACGAGACTTGGCCCAAGAAAGTTGAGTCTGGCAAAATGGACGCGGAAGCTCTCGAAAGGGCCAAAGGCTATCAAACCGTGGCTAAGGCTAAGCTCCAATCTTTAACGGATGAATACGCGGCCACTAAGAACCTATCGAAAGAGCAAAGGGTGAATCTCGAAAAGGCTTACGCTGAGCACGTCGAAGCTGAGCTTGCGCGAGCAGCAGAGGCCAAGGAAGCCCCAAAAGCCGCAGCCCAGAAAGTAATGAACGTCAAGAAAGGCAGCGGGCGTTCACAGTCAGGCGCAGTCAACCTCGGCATGATATTTGATGTTGGCGCGACGATTGGCCAGAAGTTCGGCTCGCTCAAGCTGAAAGCTCCGGCAGTTAAGCAGAACCGCCAAGGCTACGCAGCGCAGCTAGGCAGGCGCTTGGCTAATATATTTGCTCAGACCAAGAGCGTAGCGGGCCGCAAGGCAATAGCTGACATTGGCCTGAAATACACTGGTGCTATGTTCGACTTAGATTACGTCAAACAATACTTTCCCACCGGCCTGCACCTCGACTTAGGTATTCATCGCGGGCAGCTTGAGCTAAAAATGCGCAACGCCCCTGACTTCTTGGCGACTATCGAAAAGCGCGATGCTTTCGAGTCAACCAAGAATATGACGCCGAATGAGATACTGAGCGACCCTAAGCTCAAGCTGAACCAAGCTGAGCGTAAATGGGCATCGGAAGTGAAGAAAATCACACAGGAGCAGCTTGAGTCGATTAAGCAAGCTTACGACGATGAAGTAACAGCTCATGGCGACGAGAGCGCCGCAGCTAAGTTTTTGCACGGCTTCTACAAGAAGTCTAGCGGCGGCAAAGACGTGCGCAACCTCGACCTGAAGCCGGAGCCAGTAGGTGACCTCACCAAGGTCATGCGGTATGCTCGCAACGCCCAATACTACAACATTGTGGCAGGTAACTTGCACATTCACTCTATCCACGCTTGGGACGCTTTACTGCATGGGCAGGCTTTCCTGGGTATCAAGAATTTCTGGGCCGGTGCTCAGAAATCAATCTCTGACCCTAAAGTCAAGAAGTTCGTGACCGACTTCCACGGTGCGGGCATGATTCGCAGCGCTAGAAACGCAGGTAGCCCTACCTTGATGGAGAAGACGGTCGGCAACTACATACAGAAAAAAGGCGAGACTAACAAATTAGTTGGCGGACTGCTTAAGGTGGGCCGCGCAGTAGAAGGTAGTTGGCTAGAGAACAAGAAGTTAGATGTACTAAGAGCGGGCACTCTGGAAGTTATCGCCAAAGAGGAAGGCATGACTGTCCACCAGATTATTGACGGCATAGAAAAGAACACTATGCCCGAGATTCAGCAGATTCAGATCGCAGCGAAGATGCACGACATGCTCATGGATATGGCAGGCTACAAAGCGACCGGGGTAACTAACCGCAATGCTTTCGCTCGTGCCAATAAAGACTTGGGCGAGTACTCTGAAGCCTTTACTGGGATGCGCCAAGTGCAGACCAGAATGCTCAATCATATGTACGCTGATGCTTTCACCTCTGGCAAGCCAAAAGACATACTACCGGTACTGACCATGCACACGACCTTGGCCCTAATCAGTGGCAAGGGTACGCTGCCGAAAGCTGCCAGAGTGGGTATCAAGCTCGCTGCTGGTGGAGCTGCATTAAACGAAATCGAGAAGCACTTAGACGACGCTGCGCTAGTCGGCAAAGCGCTTGGTATGGATATCGGCCACTTATCGCCAGATGGTATAGCAGGCCTGTCATGGACGTTTGATTCATTGTCGCGGGCCAGAGAGGGGCTAGTCAGCTCAGCGGAAGGCGGCCTATCTTCATTCACCACGCTAGAGGGACTTAAGAAGCACGGTATCGCTACTATCGCAACAGCGGTAGGTGGTTCGGCCGCCAGACTTCCATCGTTGAAAGTTGGGGCCGAAGCATTGGCCGAGGCCGACAACGTGCGCAAGGGCTTTAAGAAGGTTGCCAACATAGACGAGTCTACGCTCAGCTCTAAGGCTGTGAAAGGTACTACTGACGTGCCGTACTACACAGCTATGGACGCTTTGCAGTCGTTCATGTCTCCGACTAATTCACTACTAAAAACCGAACACGCTCAGCAGGCGGCTATCCACCGCGCTAGAGCCATGGACCAAGTTGGCCATAAGTACGGCAAGGTGGCGTCTAGCTTGGCCCAGAAGTGGCTCAAGGATGATAAAGGACTCTACACCCCGGACGAAGACATCGACTGGAACGAGTTCGCCAAAGTCACTGACGAGTATTTCACTTCTCCTGCTTACAAAGAATGGGAGAAAGGCGAGAAACTCCGCAAAGAGCAAAAAGCTTTGGACAAAGCAAAAGAAAAAACAAACCACGAGCATCACGAAGAGGAACCGACCTCGGAATAATTTGACCAAAAGTGTAAACCGGTGGTACAAAGTGTACATAAGTGTGACACTTCACCGGAGATGCTCATGAATAACCCACCAAAAATGCCCAAAAAGAAGATTCTATCTTCTAGTAACGGCAAGACTAAGGCTGCGCCGAAGACCCCTAAGCCGGGTCAGAAGCCACCTAAGCGCCCAGACGGTAGGGGGTGCTAATGGCCACTGCTCTTGACGAGAAGATTCTACGCATTGAGCATTGGTCATTAAAAGAAAGGTCTATTCGCTATCAGTACAACTCCGATCCGAAGTCTGTCTGCATTGGCATGATTATTGGAATGTGGTTGGCACCTAACCGTAAATTTAGCGCCCAGATACTTATATTTGGAGCTGAATACACCTACCACGGTAGCGCCAATATGGGATGGCGAGAGATGGGAACTGGCGTAGGCGAGTACCAGTTCGTAGACATTCCAGAAGATGTACAGAAGCTCTTAGACCAGATGAAGCCAGTTGAAAAGCCAGAGAAAGTCGCACCGGAGCCGTCAAAGGCTGTGAAAACCGAAGACAAGACAGAGGATGGCTTTTTAGATGGCGAAACCGAAACCCCAGCTGCTCTTCCTGACGGACGAGAGGGACATAAAAGAGTTCCTGCCGTTAAAAGCTCCCGACTATCCAAAGATACTTAAAGAGCGAACGGAAAAAACCCTCAGAAACCTAGTAGACAAAGGGCACCGAGATAACGAAAACGCAAAATGCGCAGCAAGCGCTTCGTACTGGATTAAGTACTACGGTTGGCTCTACAACCCTAATGCCAAAGCCCCTTACGACGTGTTCCCGTGGATACCATTCCAGTTTCAGGAAGAGCTGATTGACTATCTGCAAGACGGTATCGAGAAAGCCACCGATCTGTCAGTGCCGTTCAGAGAGGACGTGATACTACCGAAATGCCGAGAGATGGGCGGCTCATGGACCACATTCGGGGTCTACGCTCATGACTGGCAGTTCAATAACGGCACATTCCTTTGCTTATCGAGGAAAGAAGAAGAAGTTGACCAGATTGGCAACATGGATACTCCATTCGAGAAAATCCGCTTCCTCCTTAAGCGACAACCCGATTGGATGCTCCCACAAGGATTTGAGTGGAAGAAGCACAGTCACACCATGCGGCTAGAGAACCCAAATGGCGGCCACATAGGCGGCGACGCGATGACTGGCTCAGCCGGTGCTGGCGGTCGTACTAAAAGTATAGGTTTCGACGAGATGGCGAAAGTCAAAGACGGCAAAGACTTCTTGGTATGGGATTCAACCTCTTTGACCTCTAACCACCGTGTCGGCATCTCCACGCCAGAAGGCAGTAAGAATAAGTTTGCCAGACTGGCCAGGAACGACGATAACGAGAACGCCACTGTCATCAATATGAACTGGTGGAAAGACCCTCGTAAAATGGTCGACTACTCCTGGATAGACGGCAAGCTTAGTTCCCCGTGGCTCCGAGAGTGTGAGCGTACTATGTCTAAGACCACGCTAGCTAGTCAAGTGCTAATCAGCTTCGACACCTCGGTAGAAGGCGGCATCTATTCATCTCAGTACAGCGACAAGCATCAAGCTAAAAACTTACAGCCAGTTTACGGTCAACCAATAATGATTGGTCTTGACCCGGGCGCTCACTTCTTTGTTCTCTGGACGCAGATATTGCCATGCGGCTGCTACCTCTGCTTCCGCGAGCAGTACGACCAGATAGCTGACATCGACAACGTTGGCGAAAAAATTATCAAGACAAACAACCTCCATTTCCCCGGCTTCTCTCTTGAGTACAAAGGCGACCCCGCAGGCAGCCACATAACTGGCTCGCTCGGCAAAGGTAAGTCTGAGTATATGTATCTCTTAGCTCAATGGGGGATAGATGTCGAGTACGGCTTTATGTACCACATCCCCAAGAGCGAGTGGCAGACAAGAGGCTTCCAAGCGTGTCGCTCGCGCATGACAAAGTTCTGCTCCGAACACCAGCGGCCAATGCTCCAAGTGGACGTGGAGAACTGCCCAATTTTGCACCGCGCTCTGAGCGGTGAGTATTCCTATAAGGTCGGTCACGACGGCAAGCCAACCGATGCGGTAGACGAGTTTCATCCTATCGAAGACGCTGCCGACGCTTTCAAATATCCACCGCTAAGCATGGGGCTGTATATCCCCGAAGCTACGAACGCACGGCCTAAAGTGCCTCGCTCTCGTGGCGGCGAGTGGCTCCCGCCATCGCAAATGAGGTAATGACATGACCCGCTACATTTATATGCCGCCAGATTTGCCGGAGTTGACCGACGAGTTTTGGGACGGCCTAGCTAAAAGAATCGCAGACGAAATCCTACCGGAGTGGATGAACGCCCGCCAAGGCGTTGAGAAGAAGTGGGAAGAGTGCGACCGCGCTTACTTGTGCGAGCGCAAGCTACCCTACTTGGAAGGCTTCGACTATATCGACAAGTCCGACTTCGGCTCTGCTCACGTTCACAACGGCGTGAACAAGTTCTGTATTCAGCTCGGCTTAGGCATCATGGACGCCAAGGACCAGTGGCTGTCAGTAGTCGGCAACCAGAAAGAAGACCCTGCTGTCCTCAAGGCTGTGAAAGCTGAGCAGGCTTGGATGCACAGAATGTCTGAGACTCGCCGCCACTTCACTGACGGCCTGAAGCAGATGGTTGTTCGAGGCATCAACCATTGGTATATGCAGTGGAGGACCGAAGAGGTCTATCGCAAAATATCCAACAAAGCGGGTAGACGAGCTCTAAAACGGGTGATGAAAGCCTCCGGCCAGAGCACTGCTCAGGTCAATCAGATAGAAAATATCCGCGAGAAAATCACTAAGTTCAACGGCCCAGTGGCTCAGTGTCTCGACGCTTTCGACGTGTTCATGGACCCAGAGTCGAACATCATGCGCGAGCGCAAGACCTCCATGATTATCCGCACCTACATGCAGCCTCACGAAATCGAGAACGCGGTGCAGGACGACAGCGACGACCCGCTATACGAGAATCTTGACGGCTTGGAAGCTCAACGCGCTGGCGATGTTTACATGCAGCCGAAAGACGCCTACCGTCGTATGCGCTCAGAAAGAATCATGGGTATCAACTCCCAAGCGGTAAGCTCAGTCTCGAGAGATGTTGTACCGGTCTATATCCTCTATGCTCCGCACTTGGAGTACGAAGGGCTAGACTTCTACGATACCTACTTCTATGTGGCTAGGAACGCCGACAATAAGCCTCGGCTTATTCGCATAGAAGAGAACCTCGACGCATCCGGTAACCACCTGATAATCACCGAGACTTTCCTAAACTGGTTCACTCACCAGGCGTACGGTATTGGTTCAGTGCAGACCACCTTGGCTGCTCACCACGCTAACAACTTCCTTGAGGCTATCCACCTGAACGCCATGGCGGCGGCTCAGTTCCCTGCTGTCCTTGTGGCAAGCGGGATGCTCAAGGGCGAAGAGCTAAGGCTCTCGCCTGCCGCAATAAACGAAATATCCGCAGCGGCCATGGGCATGAACCCCGTACAGCCAGTGTTGAACAATCAGTCAGGGGTGCAGATTGGCTTCCAAGATATGGAGTACATGAAGCAGAAAATTGGCTCGATATTCGAGGTGTCCGGCGTTTCTACTCAAGGCCAAGGCTTGACCCCTGGCAGCAGAGAGACTGCTACCTCGGTCAACTTCCGCGCATCGTCTCAAGGCATGGCTATTGACGAGCACAAAGAGAAGTTCGGCAACTGCCTCCAGAAAATCGCTCAATGGTGCTACGACAAGAAGCAAGAGGTTGCCAAGCCAGACGGCCAGAACGAAGAAGGCAAAGATGTCATCCAATACAAGATGCGCGAAGGCCGAGACATCATCCCTGGCGAGATTCTATTCGACGACTGGAAGCGGCCCCGTACTGTGGAAATCACCGGCTACCACGGCGTGTTAAATCAGCAGCAGTCAATCGCCAACCGCATCGACGCCATGAAAGCCTTTGGCCAGATGGGACAGCACTTGCCGAACGCGCCGACCATGGCGCAAGACTTGGTGAAAGGTCTTTTCCAAGACTTGGAAGTGGACGTATCGCCGGAAGCTTGGATGGACCCAATGGATATTGCGGCAGCCAACCCGCAAGTCCAAATGGCCGCTTTGCAACAAGCTCTACAGAACCCAGAAATCGCAATGCAGTTAATGGCCCAGTTAGGAGGACCAGAAGATGGACAACCAGGACAAGCCCCAGGTGCCGCTGGAGGACCGCCCGGACCTCAAGGCCCTCAGCAAGGAGGCCCGCCAGTCCCTGGCGCTGCGTGATCTTGTACGCCAACCCGCTTACCGTTACCTTAAAGATGTAGCCGAGGTCGTCCTCATCGCTATGGAGGGCCAGAGGCTCCCTATTAACGAAGATGAACGCAAACGGTTCCAGGATGCAGGGGTAACACGGCGGGTCTTAAGAATCATATTTGAGCAAGCTGAGCACTTAGCCCTCAAGGATGTCTCCGAAATAGAAAAACTACTTTGGTCGACTGTCAACTCTGAAACTCCCGTAATTACCCACGAGGTCGAAAAAATATAATGGCTATCAACAACGACGACAACTACGACGACGAAGACGAAGAGCTTCTAGAAGAGAAGCCAAGCCGACAGCCTGCCGCTCCGGTGGTAGATGCTGAGCGCTTTGCCGCTTCGCTCATTCGCCAGATGAACCAGACTCAAAACCGCGTGGCCGACGACGACGAGCGCGATGAAGTTCTGGAGACTATCAACCTCCTTAAGGCTGATGGCTACTCTGACGAGTACATCAAAGCTCAGATTCTCAGCTTGAACGCAGTAGAGCGCAAAATGGAGCGTAAGTACGCTAAGCTCCAGAGTCAAAAAGAGAACCAGGCTTCTCAAGACAGAATCCGCAGCAACGCTCTCACCACCATCAACCATGCTCTCCGGCAAGCCTACAGAGACGTGCCAGACCTGAAAGACGTGGACGCTTCTATCCGCAAAGAAATCGACGACAAACTTTTCAGCAACGATAAATTCACCAGAGCCCTCGAAAGAAACATCTTGAACGAAGACATTCTTGATGAGGTCATCGAGGCCGCTACTAATAAATTCATCAAGAAGTTTGGCGGAGAGCCCCGCACCAGGGAGCGCAAAGAAGTGGAATTAGGTAAAGGCGCAACTAGCTCTAGCCGCAGTGATGTCGGCAAGAAAATTGACAAACCGTTCAGCGGTAAGATTGACGTTGACGCATTAGAAGAGCACCAACGCAAAGCTTACTTTGCCGCAACGCTCAACAACAAAAGATATGGCGGTATGACTGATGTCGACGCCAAAAAGGACGCCTATGAGTACGCTCTGAAGGTGCCCAAATACGCTACGAAGAAATCCGTTCGCGAAGCATAAAACCCGACCAAACACAAGGAGAAGCGCATGGCTAATGGCTTCCAGTACGTAAATAACGACAACGACACTATGGTAGCCAAACGGCATATCCTAGCTAAACCATCTACACAATTTGTGCAAGGTGGCCTGCTTGAAATTGCTAACGGCTCATTGCTGCCTCTGAACACCGCAACCGATAAGGCTTTTGGTGTTTTCGATTCATTGTCGCTACCTGCCTCATTGGTCAGACCAGCCGTTAAGCGCTTGTCTACCACATTGGGTGAAGTAGTTGGCATGATTCCTTGCTTGGATAACGAGGCTATATTCCAGTCTGATATGAGCGGCTTAGACGCTCCTATCATGCAGAACGTCAACGCCATCTCTGGCACTACGACCACCGTGGTTGTAGCTGACACGACTTCTGGTTCAACTTCTGACTTCAACGGTGGCTGCCTATTCGTCAACGGCGAGCAGAGAAATATTCTGACCTCTGTTCTCGGCGGCGGCAACTTCACATTCACTGTTGATGTACCTTTTACCCAAGCTCCGGCTGCTGGTAACAAGGTCACTGTCAGCTACATGAACGCTGGTATGAAGAACGTAAAATTGGCTGCAACCAATCCTGACCAAGGTGTAAGCCGTGCTCTGGCCGATAAGACTGGCGGATACGTTGAGATCGTGAAAGTGATTCTCAGCCACACAGATGCCAAAATTCAAGTTAAGTTCCGCTCCGCTTAAGCGGCGCTTTTAGGATAGGAGAATCCCAAACATGGCAAGCTCACCAGTACAAAATAGGGACGAATGGATTGAAACCATGGAGCCCCGGCTGAAGAAGCTCTTCACCTACGGTCTTGATACCAACGAAGATTGGAAGAAATTCTGGCAGGAAAAGCAGTCTGACAGCAGACGCGAAGAAGTAGCCGAGTTCGTTAAACCAGACGTGACTGTAGAAACGCCAGAAGGCGCACCATACGTCACTCTAACCACTTCCATGGTCCGCACTTCCGCTGTAGTTCACTTGGACTACACCGGCTCTATCATCATCACTCACCAGATGAAGAGAGACAAGAAGTTCGACGAAATGGAAGAGCAAAACTGGGGCCTTGGTGAAGCTGTCGCAAGAAAGCCTCACGAAATGGCCGTAGCTTTCATGTACAACGGCTTCAGCTCAGCTACCTCGGCAGACGGTGTGCCATGGTTCTCGGACAGCCACCCTCTGAAAAACGCACCAACTGTCTATGGCGACAACTTGATTACCGCAGCTCTCGGAGCCCAAGGTATCAACGACGCTATCGTCAACTTGATGCAGACCAAGAACGAGAACGGCAAGCCTATTCCGATGGGCACCAAGAAAGTCAAGCTATTCGTGCCACCAGCGCTGATGACTCTCGGTGAGCGCTTGTGCATGAAGGGCGACTACTTGCCTGACAGCGCAAACTTCAACCGCAACACATTCAACCTAGAATGTATTCCATTGCCATTCTTGGCGATGTGCGAAGACAGCCATCGTGATACTCAGTATTACATCCAAGACTCTCAGTACTGTGAAAACTACTACTACGAGAGAGAAGGCCCTACTTACGACATGGTCACCGACCCACTAACGGATAACACCATCGTCAAAGTTAGACACGCCTTCTCCTTCCACGTAGCTGGATGGCGCGGTACTGTCGGTTCAAAAGGCTTAGGTTAATCACTTGGCCTCGGCCAGATTGGAGAACTAAAATGCACAGAGCATTTATCCGCACTCTAATGGCAATCCTCGCAGTCGTAATGGCTGCGGGGCCTGCCATGGCCCAAACGTATACTACGAACTTCGACAAAGGTTTGAAGTGTACAAATCTAACTATTACTGGAACGCTCACGCAGACCGGCAACGAGACTGTTACCGGCAACTCAACTAGAACCGGGAACTCAACTAGAACCGGGAACCTCGCGCAGACTGGCAACATCACTCTCACCGGAAACCAGACAATCTCTGGCACTCTCGGCGTGACTGGCGCTGCTACTTTCTCGACTCCGTTAACCAACGCGAACTTGGGTAATAGCTCAAAAGTTATTCTGCTGACCATTCCGTTGTCGCCGCCTAGCGCAGCCTGCGTTGACTCTACCGTCTATCGCGGCACGATCTTCCCAGGACGCGCCGGTACAGTTAAGAAGATTACTTTTGGCTGCCAGACCCCGCCTACCGTAGGCACTGACACGCTAAAAGTTCTCAAGGGCTCATCCTCTGGTAACACCATGCTGAGTACTGCAACTGTTGATGCGAATACTTTGGTGGCCAATACAGCCACTACTGCTACATTAACAGGGACTAGCGCCGACCTCAGCATCACCGCTACTCAGCCTATCTATGCTGAGTATTCAGCAGGTGTGCAGACTGTTGATGCGATTGGTGTCACTGCGACAATCGAACTAGAACTAACGGACTACTAATGGCTGTAGCTCACTCTACTTTCCAAGAGATTGTTAACACCATTCTTCAGCAGAGTGGGCTGCCGTCTATCACAGATACGGCAAAGTTCAACGCTCGCACTGGGCTGCTCCGACCTCAGCTCCAGGCGATCTTGTACACGGACGACGCTGACGCAAAGCTTATGGTTCGCCTGACCGACCTATTTGCGATGCGTCAGTTCTCCGCGTCTACTGCGGCAAACAGCCCTGTAGTTGAGCTAGATGACATCTGTGACATAGAAGGTATCCAGTACCACACAGTTCGCTGCAACGGGCAGCCCATGCAGTTCTTGTCTTACAACGAGTACCGACAGATATACATGACCGATGCAGACGTGCCGACTGGCAAGCCTCAGTATTGGTCATACAAGAATACCCCGAGCGCCGATGCGCAACGGGCGAACCAAATCATTATGATACCAACGCCAGACGCGGCCTATGTGGTCGAATACGGCGCGAAAATCCTACATAAGCCCTTGGTTAACGCCACTGATATTATCCTCTGGCCAAAGCCCTACGAGCACGTTCTGGTAGCGTTTGGCAGAGCGGCCTTAGCCGAGCAGCGCAAGACCGGCGATATGTCTGGCACGGCTCAAGCGGCGCTAGACAACGTTCGACAATGGGCCATCGGCCCGCAAGACAAGCCTCTTAAGGCCAATTTTGGTGGCTTGGGTATCGCGAAAGAAGCCCGATGGGGCAACGGTTCTACCGGGTATGACTGGAGCACTCACATCTAATGGCGGAAGAGTCGGGAGTATTGAGTGGATCAACCGGCTTATTCAGTTTTGTAGCTGATGAGCTAAGGCCCCAGACTGCACTGAAAGTCGCCAACAACGTTTCTATGACTCGGCAAGGCGTCATCTCGCCGCGCTATGCCGGATGCACCAGGCAGCGTAGCACAGTTTTTAATGGTGGCGCGGCTTACTATGGCTTTGGCACTTATTCCGACAAGACTGGCAACCAATATTTACTTCAGCAAGTCGGCGCCAAGCTTCAGCACTACAACTTGAATACTCAGACAGAAACCGACATCAAGACCGGTCTAACCTTAACGGTAGCCAGTGGCCGCAAAGCACTGGCATGTTTGAAGATGTTTGTGCCGTACTCAGCTAACGACCCTTTCATGGTCTATACCAACGGCGCCGACATCCCTCAAAAAATCACGGAAGCAGTAGGGGTCTTCACTCCTGCCAACCTTCAGCTTAACGGTGCTAACTTTGGCAGTGCTGCCCTTGGCGCCAACCTGGCTTCTAAGACACCGAGTAAGCCCCGCTACTGCGAGCCTTTCTTGGACCGTATGGTTTTCTGTGGCTTCGATGGCCAAGCGGCTTATGACGTGCTCATCACCAACGCAGGCAGTACGGAAACCTGCACCCAAGCTGCTCCCGCTCTAGCCACCGATGGCGGCCTAATCCAATTAGACCCGCAGCTTGGCGCGGTCACTGGCGTTAAAGCTTTTAGAATTGCGAACGACCAGAATGACCAGATTCTACTTATCGGCCAAGAGCGGGGTGTGTCCTACGCTACGGGTACGAACGCTACCAACTTCAAATGCTACACACTGACAGCAGAATTTGGCATACCTTCTAACAACACCTGGATACAGCTAAACAGCGACCTTTGGTTCCTGTCTACTGATGGCTGGAGAAGCTTCGGTAACACTATCGGCAACTCGACCTTACAGCCAAGTTCGATGACCTATCCTATCCAAGACCTAATCTCGCGCATCAACCCTGCTCAGGCATATCAAGCTCATGCTATCCACCACAAGAAATACATGGAGATTCAGTGCTGGATACCGATTGACGGCGACACTACCTGCAACAACGCCTTTGTTTTCAACTACAACACTGGTGGCGACCCTGCTCACCCTCAGCCAATCATCTTCACTAAAGACGGCTTCTCTCTAGCTGCCTCGATTTACTTCAGCAACGAGATGTATGGCGGCACCTACGACGGCCTGATTCAGCAGTTCTACACTGGCAACACCTACGACGGCAATGCTATGGCTTGGCAAATTACCCCAGCGCTTATCCGTGGCGGTGACATCGAAGGCTCTTACACGCTAGAGAAGGCCACCATCTGCGCTGACGGCCCTGCTCAGAAGTTCATCGTCAACCAGTCGTACTACGCTCGCACGATAGACGACGGCTACAACGGCTCTGGCCGCTTTGATTCTGACCCAATCGACTACGAGTTCAACACTGGCGCGGTAGAGGGCTCGGTGCTTGGCACTTGGTCGCTAGGTAGCTCCGGTCTACCGGCCGAGATACCACGGCGCTTTGACTTCTTTGCGTTTGGCGAAGGTTATGCCTTTGAGTTAACCTTGTCCGGTAACACCACAGACCATATCCTTGATTGGACAGGTATCCACTACAGACTAGAGAGCGGGAGCCGCGATACATGATGAAATTTAAGAAGCTACTCTTGACTCTCGCGCTGCTCGCCTTCGCTATGCCTGCCATGGCTAATATCGTGGCGAACGTGGCTGTGCCACCAACCCGCTCAACCGGCACGACTATCACTGCTGCCATCTGGAATAACGATGTCAACGGCATCTACACCTACTTAAACAACACGGTCATCCCGGCACTAAACAAGCTCACAACCAAAGGCGACCTCTATGTCACCGATGGCGTGTCTCTTAACCGGCTAGCAGTCGGTACTGACGGCCAAGCTCTCAGCGCCAACTCCGCCCAAACGAACGGCCTGCAATGGGTCAACTTCGCCAATGCGGTCGCTCTAACTACCAAGGGCGACTTGCTCGGTTACGCTGCTGCTGCTGCCCGGATACCAGTCGGCGCTAATGGTACGGTGCTCACCGCCGACTCGACTAATGCGAATGGAGTATCTTTCCAGGCTGCGGCATCTGCTGCTCCGAAGGGCTCTATCGTGGCATGGTCACCACTAGGCGCAGGCACTTCCACTATCCCGAGTGGGTGGTTGCTTTGTGACGGTACCAGTTCTACGCCAAACTTAATTGGCAGATTTATTGTCGGCACTCGCCCGGCATCAAGCTCTGCCACCGCTTCAGTTGGGGGCTACGGTGCGCAAGCCGTCGATAACAACGGAGCGGGGGCAGCTACTCACGTCCACGCTATGAGCGGCTCAGTTTCGACCGGAGGCCCAAGCTCAACAATAGGCGGCACTCAAGTCTTCCCTGCCGGTCTGTACGTAGTCGCATCTAGTGGCCACACCCACACTATCACTTATTCTGGTGACTCCACCTCTGCGACTACCGAGCCTGCTGACTATGCCCTTGTGTACATAATGAAGCAATGAAAAAACTCGCGATTATCCTAGCTCTAATAGCTCTTCCCGCGATTGCAGCGCCCGTGACGAACGCGCCCACTCCTGCTCGCTTGGCCCCAGGTCACGTAGTTACTGCTGCCGAGTGGAAATCTGCATTAACTGATGTCACTACCTTTATCAACGAGAATGTGGTCAGCGTCTTCAACCTGATGACTACGAAGGGCGACCTACTGTTCTCGACAGGCCCGGCGATTGGCAAGCTCGCAGCAGGCACTAACGGCCATATAATCTACGCCGACTCGACGCAGCAATGTGGCGTAAAGTACGCCGCACCAACTAGCCAAATGGTCATGACCACCAAAGGCGATATGCAGGCCCGCACCGAAACCGGCCTAGCTAGGATACCAGTCGGTACTGACGGCCAAGCTTTCGCAGTCGATACTAGCTCCGATACCGGCTACTCCTGGCAAACCTTCAACAGCGACTGGCCAAAGGGCGCTATATTAGCTTGGAGCCCTACTGGCGCAGGGACGACGACTATACCAACCGGGTGGACCGTCTGCGATGGCACGAGCTCCACCCCTAACCTAATTGGTCGCTTCGTTATTGGCACCAGGCCACCTGGCTCCGGCGCTTCAGCATCCAGTGGTGGCTACGGCGCCCAATCTGTCGATGCTAATGGCACAGGAGTAACTGACCACGGACAGGCTTTTTCTTTAAGTGGCGGCGTGACAAGCGTACAGCCCAATAACGTCTTCTCCGATGGCAATACCTACGGCGACCCTGGCGGCGGAACCGACCCAATGGGAAGCCCGTCCCACACGCACACTGTCGCGGCAAGCTCAGCTACGCTAGACTCTAAGACAGTGGAGCCCGCAGACTACGCTCTTATTTACATCATGAAGCTCTAAGGAGGCTCTAATGCTAGGAATTACCCCAGTCGCAAGCAACATCATGCCTATGCTAACCCGGTCCCTGCCTGCTGTTTTGGCAGGCAGTAAAGCTTTCGTAAACACAGCGCCGACAGCTAGAGATCAAGCCATGGGGCAAGTCGGGGAGAGCGGCATCATCGGCATTGGCGTGAGCGGTACAGCAGGCTTAGCCGATACCACTCTCACTCTGCACGTCTGGAATGAAAAGCTCGGGATCTGGATGTTCGGTGGCTGCAACTCGACTGACTACTCCAAGGTCTGGGTCAACAAAGGTAGCGGCTCTTTCTTGGCCCCTCCCGGCTCCCGCTTTTATATCCAATCATCTATTACTGTTGATGCTGTAGTCACAAACTGCCCGATGGCTGTCGGTTCTCTCTACACTGCTTAGGTAACTATGAAAAATATTCTCGCTTTATTTTTAGCCTTCTGGGTAACGATGGCCCCGGTGCTCGCTCAATCGGGGGTGTCGCAAAACAGTGGCATCACTATCGGTGCGCCAAAGAACCCGACAGTAGACGCGCCGCCGGACGCGGCCTACGGAGTAGTCACTCCGAACTCGTCCCTACCCAATGCTCGCACCCTCACGGGCGGAAGCAATATCAGTGTCACCGATGGTGGTGCTGGCGGAAGCGTTACCTTTGCAGTGTCTGGCCAGATACCGGTTGCTAACGGCGGCACTGGTGCATCGACTCAACAAGGTGCAGCCAATGCGGTCTTAAACTTCCCCGGCCTGACTAGCCAAGACTTATTCTATTATGATGGCGCGAATATAGCTCGCTTTCCAAAAGGCGGCGCCTCTACCTACCTATTCACAAACGGCTCAGGTAACTTAGCCTGGACGGCAGGCACCGGCGGCGGTATCGCATCGTCGGCCCCTGTGCTTATGTTCGGCACTGACGGGAGCGCATCGGCATCAAGAGCGGTCACCGCAGGGAGTGGTATTAGTATCACCGACGGCGGCGCTCTTGGTAACGCCACTTTTGCTATCGACTCAACAGTAGCCACGCTAACTGGCTCGCAGACGCTAACTAACAAAGTCTTCACTGCGCCGACTATGAGCTACAACGCAGGCTCTGGTTTCAACTTAGCAGGCACAACTTTCAACTCCGCTCTCAAGTGGGCTGACTGGGCTGCTGCTCGAAACCTGACTATACCGGACCCTGGCGCTTCGGCATCTTTCGTGATGACCGAAGGTGCCGCCACTATCAATGGTGTGAAGACCTTCGGTTCGACTCCCGTATTGTCCACCGGGGCGCTTACTGTGGGCGGCAACACGGTAACCATCCCATCGGCAGCTGACACCCTAGTTAACTTAACTGGCACTCAGTCGCTCAGTGGCAAAACAATCTCTTCCCCGATATTCACGACCGGCTACGACCTCAAGACTGGCTCGTTCGCCCTTCAGCATACCTGGGATGCTCCTGCCGCCAACCGAGCCTATGTCATCAAAGACGTAGGCGGTGCGGCTCACTACGCGATGAAAGATACGGTGTCGGCCTACACTAACGGCGGTATCGTCTATGGCAACGGCTCCACTATGCAGGTTATGGCGGCGGGCTCGTCGGGCCAGTGCCTTAAAAGTGGTGGCGCAGGCGCTCCAACATGGGGTACGCTCGGCCCTACATTTGGCGGCACCAACCAAACTACCTATGCAACCGGTGACATCCTCTACGCATCAGCGGCCAATACCTTATCCAAGCGCACTATCGGCTCTACTGGTAACGTCTTGACAGTCGCTGGCGGCGTACCCACCTGGGCAGCCCCC